TTTGAAGCGCGTGGTGAGCGGTACGGTTAAGGTTGTTAGCGCCTGTCGGCAACGCACGCCACGACCGAAGCCACTTCTGCGTAGCACCGGCATCAGCGTAGACATCCAGATTGAACGCGTACAAGCGCCCGTTCTCGTAGTCGCCAATGATTGGCTCACCGTCAAACCGCGCATGGCAGTTACCGCGATGACGCTTAAAGTCGCCGTTACGGAACCCAGCGCGCTCGTGCCAAGAACCCGTGGCAGCATCAAACACCCAAGTCGTGTCGGCATTGGTAAAGTTCAGCACGTAGAACGTGTGACCGTCCTGTTGATACGTGTAACCGACCGCATCCGACAAGTCGCCATAACCTTGAATGGCGAACTCAACGGCATGGGTAGATACCCGAACGCCTTGGTAGCCGTTGGCTCGATACACGATGCCCTGACCCCGCGCATCTGCGCCAAGCCAGAAGACGGAGTTATCCATCTTGGCAACCGAGTACGGCGCAATACAGCCGATCTCGTTGTAAGCGCCTTGGATACGGGTGAGCGGAAAGTCGGCGTCGCCGGAGTTGTACCAGACCTCCACGGAGTTCGTGCCAAACAGCCACGCCTCTCGATGGTCAATGATCAGGGATACTAGCCCGTCTGGCGAACCCTCAGCGCTTGCAAAATCCAAGGGGTCAACAGACAAGCCATCCAATAGGCTTGTGACCCAGACACGTTGCGAGTTCGGCTCGTTAAATACGAAATACCCGTCAAGATAACCAACCGTTACCGCCCCCGGAAAATCCGGGTCAGTAATTTGCACTAATTCTTCGGTAATGCTGTCAAAAATGTAACCGTCAGGGTTGGCCGCAATAAAAATCTGCGTGCCATTGTCAGCCATTGACACTGGCCCTGTGCCGGAGATGGTTCCTAACGAAACGCCGCCGGTGCCTTCAGCCAGCAAGTCACCGCCGCTTTCTAGCAGAATGTCTCCGCCGTCTTCTAACGCCAAGTCAACTGAAGCGTCAAAAGTGTCGTCTACCTTAAAAAACTCGTTACCTGAAACAACATAAAGGTAGTTGCCTAGCGACCACAGCCCTCGAATCGGGCCAGTGCCATACGTGCCTTTTAACGTCAGGCCGGGGCAGCGTTGCAGGTAAGCAGGCTCCTTGCCGCCCTCGGGAATCACTTCTGGGTAAAGATTGACCATCCGGTTGTCGGCTGCATTGACCGACCGGATTACATACGACGACCCGAGGATCGGCGTCTTCATTAGAAGTTGCCCGTAAAGATATTAAAGCGCGGACGGTTGACGAGCAGTGCCGCAGGCATTGCCATCATGTCATCCGGGTTGTTGATGCGCTTCAAGTCGCGCTTGCTAGTCATAGCAATGCGCTGTACCTGCGGAGAGGGTTCGACACCAAACTCTGCCGCAAGTTCACAGGCCAAGTTAAATCGGAACGCCCGGAGGTATCCAGGCGGGAACGCCAAGTCGGTGTCTAGCGCGGCAGGCTGCGTCAGCGGGCGCACCGATACGAAATGGAACTCCAGCACGCGAGTCGGCACTGGATAAATGTAAATCTCCACGTTGGGGTAGGTCATGTTGACCCACATCAACTGCGGATACGTTGAGGTTACAGTCTTAACGGCAATGTTGTTGTATTGCTCGTTGTTAATCAGTTTGATGCCATACGACACGTTGGTCGAGGCGTCACGGAAGTAGGTAGCGTCGTCCATCAGGATAGGACGCTCGGCCACAAACGTGCCGGTCGGTCCCATCGTGATCGTGCGGATGTTGGGCTGCCAGTTATAAACCTGGTCTTGGGTCGAGTAGACCGCCAGACGCTCGGTACTCCACGAGTCGAGCATCTGGTTCAAAGCGGTGAGGGCATCCTGCGAGGTGGCCGCAGAAGGGACTTCGCCCTCGGCCAACTGCCCGATCAGCCGCAACGCGCCGTTGATTTGATCGGCAGCAGTTGTAGCCATGATTTACTCCTTACGGCGGCGACGCGTTCTCAACGCATTATGCTGAGAATCCCCCAGCGCCGCCACATCTGACGACGCCGAGGGTTCAGACTCATCAGGATTGGAGGGGTCAAACTCCTCCCATCCTTGTTCCATATCTTCCCTCGCTTCCAGCCAAGAGATTGCGATCTTTTCCCCATGTCTGGGGTGGCGAAGGTAGATATTGGACATATTACGAAACGCTGAAGTTGAGCATGTAGACCGGGAACGTGACAGTGTTGGCAAGCGTGCCCGTTGCCGCAGCGCGGATACGGAGACGATCACCGGCTGCCACCACCAAATTGGCTGCCGTGCCGTTCAGCGACAAAACGCGCTGGGCATTAGCAGTCAAAGCGGTGCCACCCGTGGTCTTAGTCGTGTTGGCATCGGTCGCCGCCAGCATCGCTGCAGTGCCCGAACCAGACGTACCAAGGTTGGTGATAGTAAACGTAATGTAGTTAGTATCGCTTGCAGCCAGCGCATCAACGCCTGAGAACCACGCAGCCGACAAAACGCCCGACACCGGAGCCATAACGAACACGTCGCTGTTGCCCGTTGTCGCAATCGTTGCGCCCTGCTGCGCTGCGCTAAACCCGCTACGCACGTTGGAATTAACGAGCGTGGCTGAGTCAAGCGAGCCGTTGATAATCGCCTGATCCGCAAAAGCAACACCAATCGCCTGTGTATTAGGCATATCAATACCCCTTTAGGTGGTGCCCCCGGCGAGTTGCCCCGCCGAGGGCGTTGCTATTACGAAATGCGGTAGACAGTCCACGCGCCAACGCCGGTCTTGCGGCAACGGAAGTGGGCGGACGAAGCCGCCGAAACCGCACCCGCACCAACCAACGTCCAACCCGTGCCGACAGCAACGGTGATTGCATCCGAACCCGACGCATCAATGTTGATGACGAAGAAGTCGAACGCAGAGTCGTTCTTTTCGCTCATCGACGGGTAGGCGGCCTCAAGGAGAGCCACCGTCGGCAGCGTCAAGTTGCCAGCCGTACCGTTGAAAGTGAAAAGACCCGCGACCAGTTCAGCAGGGGACGCCGTAGCGGCTGCCGTCAAAGCAAGCGGGGCAACCTGCGAGAAAAACAACGGCTCGCCATTGTTGCCGTCGCCAATCTGATATCCACCAGAACCATTAGGAAGTGCCATTTTAGTTACTCCTTAAATTTAACCATTAGCCCCAGAGGCGGACAGCCATCTGCGGACGGATTACCGAGTAGCCATACAGCACGTCGATACGGCACGGCATACGGTCGTTGTTGATGTCGTACTGACGAACAACGCGCATGGAGACACCGTTGTGGACCTGACGCGAAGCCATGTCAACGCCCTGCGGAAGCAGGAGGTCAGCCGTGGCAAACGCAATCGCGTCGCGGTGGTACACGAGGTTCTGCGGGTACTGGCTTGAAGCGCCACCCAAGAAGGTGACAGCGGCACCAGACTGCGGGAACGAGTCAACCGTGGCAAGCGCAACGCTAGAGGTGTAGATCGCCGGGCTGATCTTCACAGCAGCGTAAGCGCCGCCTGCGGCAGCCACGTCTTCCGTGCAGACGAACTGCTGGAGCGAGCCAGTTGATTCGCGGGTCTGCGGGTTGACCGAGTACACGTTAGCAATCGTAAACACGTCGCCCTTCTTAATGGTCTGCGTGCCAGTGCCAGTGATGGCAATGGTCGAAGTACCCTGCGCCGAAACCGTCGTGGTGACAGTGTGAGCGCCCGAGCGGGTGCCGGTCGTGAACTGCTTGATCGACTGCGACATGGCAAGTTCGTCGTAACCGAGGATGCCTTCGCCCATCAAGCCGCTCTTGAACTGCTTGCTGATCGTGGACACCGGGTTGAACAAGCCCTTCATGCCTTCCACAAGCGCGGCGTTAGCAGCCGGGTTCACGGTGGCGTAGCGGGGCGACATGCCAGCAGCGGCTTCGTTCAACTTCTGTTGCGCCTGCAACAGAACGAGCGAGGTGCCCGGAGTCGTGCCCGGAGTACCAACCGACTGGTAGATGCTGTTGAACGAGTTGGCAACGTCAGCGTCGATGCTGGAGGCCAACTGGCTGATACGCGGCTTCAGCACGCGCTCGGCAAAGTCGTCCAACTGCATCGTCATTTCGGCGGTTGTGAAGTTGACGCCGATGTGCTTCTGCGAAGCAACCGTTAAGGTCGTGAACTGCTCGTTGTCGTCCTGAACTTGCAGGGCGGCACCGTCCGTCACAAGAGCGCGGTCCGGCAGACGGATACGCAGCGTGGTGCCGATCTTGGCGCCTTCCACGGCATACGAATCGTCGTACTGACGGTTCACGTTACGGGTGATCACAAGGTTGTTCTCCAGGATTTCCAGAGCCTTCCGAGTGATCATGTCAATAGTAAGAAGTGTATTAGCCACTTTCGTGTCCTCAAAAAGATGTTAGCGGTTACGCGCTTCCCACTGCTTAATCTGTCGCTGACGCTCGCGCTCGATCCACTCTGACGCACTCATGGCCGCAATAGACCGTGGGTCTGTCGTGTCGTAGACCGGAGCGCCAGTGCCTTTTGCCGTGACAGGCTTAATAGGCGGGGGCGCACTGGTAGTCTTCTTAACCGGGGCGGGACTGTCGGCCATTTTGGCCTCAATCTTCCCGATTTCCTTAGCCTGAAGGAACTGCGGTAAGCGGGAAATGCGCTCGGCTTCCTTCGGATTAGACCCCAGAAAGTAGGCTATATCTGGCCCCAATTCTGACGCCTGAATCGTCTGTGCCATCACAGTCGTGATCGGCAGCGAGTTGTTGTACGCGACTTGCTCGAAGTCATCGTACTTGTCACGCGCCGCTTCTTCACGCTCGTGATACGCCTCTAAGAGAGCCATCTGCTCCCGCTCTGCTTCGCGTCGGGCGAGGAGTTCTGCTGCTTTGCGTTCGGCCAGAGCCTCAGCATAAGCGTCAGGGTCTTCGTCCTTGCTAGGCAGGGCAGCGGCATCAACCTGTGACGGCTGGGCCTTTAGCGCCTGCTCTCTCTCCCACTTGCGACGTTCCCTCGCAAGCCTTTTGCCAACCATTGCGTCTAACTCTTCTTGAGTAAACGTCTTGGCTGACTTTTCCTCCGGCTGTTGCGTTTCTGCAACGACTTCGGGTTCCGGGGCCGCCGTAGCCTCCGGTTCCGGCGCGGGTACTTCCGCTACAACTTCAGGGACTTGATTTTCGTCCGACATAAACTTCCTTACGGAAACCTGGTGAACCGCACCAGTACGGTCAAACTTTAACTTACAAGTTGCGTCAGCGCAACATTAAGCCGTAGTGCTATCAGTAATTAGACCCGTGCTTGCAAGCGCCGTCAGCAAAGATGCGAGGGCTGCGTTACCGCCACGGGAGCCAGTAATCGTCTGTTTCGTCTGCGGCGAGGTGCCGTAGAAACCAATAGCCGCTGGGCCAAGACTTAAGTTTTTGACGTTTTGGCACCAGAACTGCTGTTGACCGGTGCCGAACAAGAAGTTTACAAAGTCTTCCGGGCTACCAGCGGTTAGTGCAGCGGCAGAACCTTGAACGAACCGTTCCGTTCCGCAAATCACATCGGCGCGAGCATTGGTCTCGTTAATGTCGTTATACGCGTTACCGACCACGTTCCAGTGGTGGTAATACGTGCTGTTGTCAATTAGGTCGTAGAAGATGCAATTCTTGACGATGCTGCGTCCGGCACCGACCACAATCGTGTCGGTTACGGAACCGGCAAAACAGTTGGAAATCTCGCTCATGGCGATAGCGCCAACCGTGATCGGGTTGAAGTTACCCGCGAGCGTGGTGTCCATTATTGACAGGTGCAGACCGCCGACAGCGCCGGTCTTGATGCCGTTGCCGAAGTTGCCCTCAAACCATGCGTTCTTAATAGACGCGACGGCGTAACCGACTTCATCGTCCATCGTCACGTCGTAGTAGATACCGCCCGTGCCGGTATCGCCCGAAGTGCCGTTAAAACTAATGTCGGTTCCGACAACATGCACGCCACCGGCTTGTTTGATGTACAAGCCCCACTGGCTGTTACCGCTGAACTGACCGCCGTAGAACGTCACCAAGTTGCTGTAGACGTTATCGGCAGACTTTTCGCAATAATAGCCGAACAAGTTTGCTTGGAACGTGCAGTCGTACACGTCAAACACCAAGCCGCCACGGCAATACAAACCGTAGTTGCAGTTTTCAATAAAGACGTTACGCAACACCCAGCGCCCATAGTTGGTCGCTCGAAGGCCGTTGACGTTACCGACGCTGTTGCCGTCAATCTCAAGGTCAGAAATTTCGCTGTACGGCTCCAACATGGACGCGATGCCCGAGAAGTCCAGCACAGGCGTGGCGTCAGAGCCAAACTTGCGAAGGACTGTGGATCGCTTGCCGCTGCCCTTAATGTTGACCGTAATCGGGTTCGTCCAGTTACGGACAATCGAGGTCACGCGGTAAGTGCCAGGCGGGAAGTACACCGTACCACCACCCGCGCCGTATACGTAATCAATCGCAGCCTGAATGGCAGCCGTATCGTTGGTCGTACCGTCGCCGGTTGCGCCATACGCCTTAACTGACACCATCTCACCCAACTGGGCAATGGTTGCCTTTTTGGTTACGCCGCCATCAACGATGGGCACCACAGCGCCATCGGATACCGGATTGGTTGCAGCGGGTAACTGGGAAATCTTAATGGTGGACATGTTTTACTCCGCCCAAGGCAGTGCAACAGGTACAGATTCGTCTTTTGGCGGCTGAACGGAATTAACCAACTCAGCCGCTTTTTGTTCCCACGCTTTCTTGTGCGTCAGGTTCCACACCCAGTTTAAGACAACTTCTTCCGTGAGGTTAGCCAGCGGGATGAAGTCTCTAGAAGGCCGGGTCAAGCGTGTCACTTGGTTGAGCGGGCCAAGGCTCCACTCGACGAAAGCCACGACGTTCTCATGTTCGTCTACTTTAGGCAGAACCCGCAGACCCTCGACCTTCCAGTTAGCCATTATTCTTCCTCAGACTGTTTAGCCTGTGCTTCGGCTTGCTCTTTAACCTTTACCAGCAACGGCCATGCGCCGCTGCTCGTTGGGAGTTGCCCCAGCACTTGCAGGATCGCATTCACTTCTTCGACAGACAGTTCGAGTTTGATCACGCCGCCTCCGGCTCTGATTTCTCTTCAGCCTTTTCCTCTTCAACCGGAGCCCACGGCAGGCAAACCGTTTTGGGCTGCGCGACCTTCTGGTTGTCGATCTGCTGCTGCGCCATGCCTTCAAAGCGAGCCACGCCGTCAGCGCCGAGCGCATCTTTCGTCCATTGGACAACCTGTGCTTCGGTCACATCGGCTAATTGGGTGAAACTCTGAGCATCCGGCGGGAGCAACTTAACGTCGCCCTGCACAAAGCCTTTCAGTCCGTTCTCGTCGGCGTCAATGTCAAAGCAGACCGTCACGACGACGTTATCGAGGCCATTCTCGGATAGACACTCAATCTGTCGTACCTTCCATACGGCGTTCATTATTTAGCCTCCAGTTCAGCGACACGCGCTGTCAGTTCTTGCACAGCCTTGACGAGCAAAGCCACCATGTTGCCGTAATGGATAGCATCCGGTCGGCCTTCCTTGTCATAATCCACAAACTCGGTCAGTCCAGCGTCATGCACTTCCTCGGCAATTAAACCGCCGAATATTTTATTGCCGTCATTCTTGCCCTTGTAGGTGACGCTGCGAAGTTTCAATACATCAGTAAGGCCGTGCGTGGCGTCGGTTACGTCTGACTTATAACGGAGTGATGACGTTGAACGGAACAAAAGACCGGCGCTGTCAACTATCATGTTTGCGCCTGCGCCGGTTGTTTTGTTGTACGGAGATTCTGCGGCCAGTCCCGTGAAAATTAAGCCGTCGTTTCGAATATAGAAAAGAGTCGCTACGCTATTTGCGGCAACAAAAGGATAGTTTGACGAAGTTGTGTCTGAGCCTCGAACAATCAACCGAACAACAGGATCAACCACGTTTCCAATGCCCGTATTCCCCGCAAAATAATTTCCCGCCGTCCCCGCTGCATAGAAGTTCCAGCGGTTAGAGCCAGAGGCGATGTTGCTATGGAAGCCGTAGTTGTTGGTGGCTCCGGTAACGCTGTTGTGAACAAAAAAACCATATTGGTTTGTAACGGATGACCCTGCGCCAAGCGTATTTTGACCCGCCCAAAAATGAATCAAATCATTAAGTGCAAAAGATGCTGCTGCGGTTGAAGGAAAAGACTGAAATCCGCGAGCAGCGCCTGTTGTTGCGCTAGTAATTACTCCGCGATTTGCAAAACTAATGCTAATGGTGCTGCTTACGGGCAAATTACCAGCAACTGTTACTTTGTCTGTTGCATCCGCCGTCCCGCCGATCCCGACGTTGCCGGAGGAGTCAATACGCATCCGTTCGGAGCCGTTGGTACTAAGAACAAGCGCGCCGGTTGATCCATTCTGCCAAGTAGAGTTGCCGCCTACATCGTTCCACAAAAGAAACGATTTTGCGCGTGTGGTTGGCGTACTAAAAATAAGACCGCCAGCCGAATCCGAGAACGATTGGTAGTAAGCCGCATTTCCAGCCGAGTTACCCGCGATTACAACGTCTGTCGCTGCCCACGTTGGCTGTGTTGGCGAGGTGCCGGACTGAACTTGAAGTTTTGCGCCCGGCACGGCTGCGCCAATACCGACGTCGCCGGACGACACAATCAAGTTGCCGGACGTAATCGTCGTCGCAGGCATATTCGCTGCGATGTTCGTCAGCGTCAGTTTGTAGTTAGCGCCGGATCGAGCAACAACGTACTCGTCGCCAGCCTGTGCCGGGGCGCCTGAAGATAATTGCGAAATCTTTTTGTCAGTAGACATAAATTACTCCAAAACAATAAGTCCGCCGTCTTCCAACAGCAGGTTAGCCCCGTCTTCCAGTTCTAAATTACCAAACGCAATGTCGCTACCAAATCCGCTTACCAACGCAATGATGCCACCTAGCCCAAGGCTAATGGCATTACGCATCGGAACGCCGAAGTATCTAGCCACGTTAGTTCTGGTTAATCGGCTTGGCGTACAACGTGCCGCTTGCCGCAACCTGGATGGCCGATACGCGCCACGGAGCGCCCGTACCTTGCGGAACCTTAAACGGGATGGGGGTGTTAGCCGGGATCGGCGTGTCCGCAGTAGTAGCCGTCACACCTTCACCTACACGAATGTACGCCGCCGTCGTAGACCACACCACGACGCCTTCTGGGCCGGGATTCCACGCCGTCGTGCTGCCTGCCGTGCCGGTGTAATTAGCAGTGTAGGCCGAATAGTCAACAAGTGGGTTGAGAAGTTCCAAAGTCGTTACCTCACGCTAAGTTTGCGCTTACAAAATTTCGTTTTGCGCGGTTTTCGGATTTTAAAATTACTTGCAAATTGGACGGAACGTGAAGCCCCGACACCTCTTTGCCCCTTAGCGGAATGATATGGTCAACTTCCCATACCACTTTGGTTGCCTTGGTTCGCAATCGAGCAACGTCATAAAACTGCGCCATCAGCCATCTGTCATCAGATGTATTCCATTTTGGAACACGTTTGGCGCGTCTTGCAACGCTAGCAACCGCCAAAGCAGTGTGCTTTTCTGGGTGTTTTTTCCGCCAACGTAATGTTTTGGCTTTTACCTTGTCAGGGTTAGCCTTTTCCCAAATTTTCCGATCAATAGCAATCTTGTCCTTGTTTTTGGCTTGCCACCTTTTTACTCGGGCGCTGTGAACATCGCGGTTTGACTCAAGCCATTTACGACATGACTGCTTATAAGCCTCGGGGTTAGCCTGTCTCCATTCCCTTGATTGAGCAGAAACACACTCAATACACTGTGCGCCATTAACGTAACGATCAGACAAATGCCCGTGCTTACACGGTTTTCCCGTGTTGTAGGTAAATAAACCAAGGGCTTTTGCTTCTCTTCTTTTCATGCTAGGAATTTGAGGCGGTATATTGTAGATAAATACAAGCCAAATATGGCGTCTAACAGGTTTTGCAGCGTCGTGTCGTCTTTACTGACGACTTTATACCGCATTTCCTCAAGTTCCTTAAGTTCCTTTTCCAAAAAGTCAAGCACGTTGTTGGACTTTTGGGCAGAGGCTAGGGCAATTGGGCCGATTAGCCCGTGCCGCCCCTGATAGGCTTCCGCAAAGTCGTCTGCGAGGGGAATGATGCCCTCGTAAAACTTCTGTAGCGCCTTGTGCTTAGCGTAGTTACGGGTATTCAGGTGCGTGGAATGGGTCACATCCCGCGCTAAAAATAGCCGTCCGATAAAGACTTCGCAGGTCATTGCGGCGGTAACTCCATCGGCATTTGCGGTGGCATTTCCATCGGCATTTCAGCCTCTCTAGGGGCCGGGGCTACAAGGTCGTTGGCGGACAGCATCCCGCTAATCGTGCCCATTACGATGTCTTGAATCTGCTCTTCGGACATGCCCGCCTGAACCGCGCTGATACGCTTGGTCTCGGCGTCATACGCCTTAATCTGCGCTTCCTGCTCCTTGATACGCAGTTCCGT